GTCACTGGAACAGGGCCAACACCGACACCGCCCACGCCGACACCTACGCCAACTAAGGGTGGTGGGCGTCGTTACTACGTCCAGGCGGCTAAGAGCGAGCCGGTTGTGGCGCAGGGTTTTGCAACCGGCACCAGCACCTCACAGGGCCGCCCACAGGGACGCTGTGGCCTTGTTGGTGGCGCAGTCGGCAGATCCACTGCACGCGGTGTCTGTCGTGGCACAAGCCGTCTGAGCGTGTCACCTATTCGCGTGCACATTGACCATGAACACCGACGCCGACAGGCCGAGGACGAGCTGCTGCTCTTGGAGATCACATGACGATCAGCACAAACTTGGTGACATTAGGAACGGCTGCCCAGCAAGTTGTCGGTCCATCGGCTGAGCCACAATTTGTGACGATGCACAACATGACCAAAAGCAGCAATGAATACATCTTCTACGGAAACGCAACAGTGGGCACAGGCAATGCGCCCCACATTGATCCAGGCGATACCTTGCAATTGCGTCTGCTGCCAGGTGAAGCACTTTATGCGGTCAGTGAGCCTTCGGGATTAGACCTTGGCGTGTTCATTCAGAAACAGGACAACTAGTGCCCTACTTCATCACCGACAGTGCTGAGGGTTGCGACGGCTGGGCAACTATCAAAGATGACGGCGAGGTCATCGGCTGTCACACCACTAAGCAGGCAGCAATTGACCAGATGGTTGCTGTCTCGCTTGCTGAGGACATGGAGCCAGGCGGCGAGCGTGCTGTGACTGTTCCGCAATATGTGCAAGATGCCGCCGCTCGCGGTCTACAACTCAACCGCGAGGGTTACGGCGGCGACGGCCTAACCGAGGGCACGCTGCGTGAGGCACGCCTTATGGCTCGCGGCGAGATGTCTGACGACAAGGTGGTGCGAGCTAATGCGTGGGCCGCTCGACATGCTCCAGACCTTGACGCCCCTAAAAACAGTAATTCAGATAACGACGAGTGGCCTGGCGCTGGTGCTGTGGCCCATTACCTGTGGGGCATCAACCCGCTAAACCCTGAACCTGCAAGGCGCTGGCTGGAACGCCAGGCGGCGCGCATCAAGGACGAAAGGCACACCATGACCAAGGTGGAAACCCGCCAGGTGCAAGTCCAAGACCTGGAGTTGCGCGAGGAAGGCAGCACTCGCACGTTTGCTGGCTATGCCGCTGTGTTCAACAGCGACAGTGAGCCACTGCCGTTCATTGAGCAGATCCGGCCTGGAGCGTTTCAGCGCACGCTGTCCTCGCGCAACCAAATCAAGATGTTTGTCAATCACGAGGACACCATGGTGCTTGCCTCGACTCGCGCCGGCACGTTGCGCTTGAGCGAGGACAACCGCGGCCTAAAAGTTGAGGCCGACATGCCTGAAACTTCTTACGCCCGCGACCTGTCGGTGCTGATGCAGCGCGGTGATGTTGACAGCATGTCGTTTGGTTTCCATGTCCCGCGAGGCGGCGACGAGTGGAGCGACGACGGCCAGCGCCGCTACCTCAATGAGATTGCGCTGCGCGAGGTTTCTGTTGTCACCGGCTTTCCGGCTTACGAGGCGACCAGCGCCACCATTCGCAAGGCGCAGCTGCTCGCTCAGCGCACAGACACCGACGCCGACGCACTTGCCGATGCTCTCACCGCGCTTGAGGCTGGCAATGAACTCAACGACGATCAGGCCAACTTGCTGGTTGATGTTGTGGACCGTCAGCGCGTGAAGGCTGAGCCAACCGTTGATGCTTCTGAGGTCATCGGCGTTCTGCGCGAGAAGTTGGACCTGCTGGCTAAGGCCGTCTAGTTCATCGGGGGTGCATTGGTTAGACCCGCTGCTAAATCCCTACAGGGCCACAGCGGGCACGTCGGTTCGATTCCGACCACCTCCACCACCACCAGTTGCGGAGCCGCGCTGGTGCGTCCCGGCAGCGGAGCCGCGCCGGATTGTCCCCCTGCGTATCCATCACATCATGCAAAGGAGTAGTCATGGACTACGAGAAGCACCTGCATGAGGAGCGGGCCAAGGCTTACGAGTCGGCCAAGGAAATCCTTGACCGGGCGGCTAATGAGTCCCGCAGCCTCGATGCAACCGAGCGTGAAAGCGTTGACCGCGCTTTCTCGCACATGGACGAACTGAAGGCACGCATTGACGATATGCGCAGCCTGGCTGCCCGTGAGCAGGAGATCGCCTCAGCGACCTCTGCGCACGAGGAAGCACGCACCGTTTCGGCACCTGTTGCCGATGCACCTATGTCGGACAATGACATGATCCGCTCGCTGTACCGTGGCGAGGTTCGCACTGTGAACTTTGAGCAGCGCGACGTCACCACAGGCAGCACGGGCGCTCCTGTTCCCACGTCCTTCTACGACGAGGTCATCCTGCTCGCCCGCGAGGTTGGCCCGATGCTGCGCGTCAGCACCGTGCTCAACACCTCCAGCGGTGAGACTCTCCAGATCCCGTCGCTGTCTGCCTACAGCACCGGCACCATCACCACTGAGGGCAACACCATTGGTGAGTCTGACCCGACCCTCAACTCGTTTGTGGAACTCGGGGCCTACAAGTATTCGTTCCTCACCCAGGTGAGCACCGAGCTGCTTGAGGACTCAGCGGTGGACATCACCTCGCTGATGGCTTCCAATGTGGGCAACGCGCTCGGTTACGCCGTGAACTCCGCGCTGACCACGGGCGATGGCTCCAGCAAGCCCAAGGGCGTTGTTGCTGCCGCCGGTTCTGGCGTCACGGGTGGCACTGGCGTTAGCGGCCAGTTCACCTACGCCAACCTCATTGACCTCATCTACAGCACCGATGCTGCGGCTCGCGCCCTGCCCGGTTTCGCTGTCATGGCGTCAACGTCGGCCATTGTGGACATGCGCACTCTGCAAGATGGTGCGGGCAATTTCATCTTCAGCCCGTCCCTCGACCAGGCGACCGCTGACCGCGTTGTTGGCTACCCGCTCATTGAGAACCCAGCCATGGCTGCTGTGGCTACCTCGGCTAAGTCCGTTATCGCGGGCCACATGCCGTCGTACTACGTTCGCCAGGTCGGCGGTATTCGTTTGGATCGTTCGGACGACTACGCCTTTGCTGATGGTCTCGTGACATTCCGGGCAACCTTCCGCGTGGATGGCGACTTGCCGCAGTCCTCGCACATCAAGTATTTCGCTGGCGCGGCCTCCTAAGCCACAGCGAGTCAATCGTGAGGGGGTCGCGGGCGCGCAGGACTGCGGCCCCCTCACACCCTGCGCACAGAAAGACACAGCCATGGCTAAGTCTGGAAACCCTGCAAAGGCTGCTGGAATCCCCAGCACCGACGACCCACGCGCCATCTTGTGGTCGTCCAATAGCCCTTACGCCGCTACCGGCTACGGGCAGCAGACAGAGCAGGTCACCACGCGACTTCAGGATGCAGGTCACAAGGTTGCCCTTGCCAGCAACTACGGGCTAGAAGGCACCGTCACTGAGTGGCGCGGTATGCGCCATTACCCGCGTGGTTTTGATCTTTACAGCAACGACGTTGTGCCAGCGCACTACATGGCCTGGGCGCATGAGAATTCTGAATTAGAGCCGCTGCTGGTGACGCTGTTTGACACCTGGGTGTTCAAGGGCAAGCAGTGGGACATGGTTGAGCAGATCGCGTCCTGGGTGCCGATTGACCACACCCCATGCCCGCCTGACGTTCTGGCCTGGTGTGCTCGACCAAACGTCACACCCATTGCCATGTCCAAGTTCGGCAAGGCCATGCTTGATCGGGCTGACATTGAGGCGCTGTACGTCCCGCACGCGATTGACACCACGGTGTTCAAGCCAACTGAGAAGTTTGACGCCGGCGACAAGCGCATGACGGGCCGCGAGTTTATGGAAGTTCCCGCTGACGCTTTTGTGGTCGGGATCAACTCAGCCAACAAGGGTGGCCGCCAGGGTTACAACCGCAAGGCCTACCCTGAGATGTTCTTGGCGTTCGGCATGTGGGCGCAAAAGCACAGCGATGCTGTGCTGTACGTCCACACCGAGGACAAGGGTGCCATGGGTGGCATCAACTTGCGCGAACTTGCACAAGCCTGCGGCATACCTGATGACCGCATCTTCTTTGTTGATCAGTACGCCTACCGCAGCGGCATCCCGCAGAACGTGCTGGCAGCCACCTACACCGCCATGGACGTGCTGCTACAGCCCAGCCTCGGTGAAGGCTTTGGCATCCCTGCCATTGAGGCGCAGGCCTGCGGCACGCCCGTGATCGTCAACAACGCAACCGCTCAACCTGAGCTGTGCGGTGATGGCTGGATCACTGAAGGCCAGCCGGTCTGGGACGACGCCCAGAAGTCCTGGTGGCTTACCCCATCGGTGCCGAGCATCATTGAGGCGCTAGAAGCGGCTTACCAGCGAGGTCGAGGCCGCAGCGCTGAGGCAATCAAGTTTGCCAAGGACTACGACGCTGACACGGTGTACCGCAACTATTGGATGCCGGCGCTTGAGATGCTGTCGTGATTGCCTGGCTGACGCACCATTTGCCGCAGCAACAGTCAGATGCTGCATACCACTTGCCTGGTGGCCTTATCGGTGGCGCCGAAATGACCGAC